CATGAACGATGGTGAGAACTTCCACTTGATTGCTATGGCAGGCTCTCGTTCAACCGGATCAACTGTTGCGGCCGACACTGAGATGAAGATCAAATGGCGTTATAAGATTATTGAACTCTCTTCAATCCCCGAGTAGCATGAGGCCCGTTTCCAAAATAGTCGTGCATCATACCGCCAGCCCAGATTCTTGGACACTGGAAAAAACGAGGGCATACCATAAGGGAACCAAAGGTTGGTCGGACATTGGATACCACTTCGTCGTTGAAACTAAGCCTCTGGCCTTTCGCGTGGGTAGGCGGGCAGATGTAAATGGTGCTCATGCCAAAGGAGTCAACTCCTCAAGTGTTGGCCTGGTCGTGATTGGCAATTTCGTTGAGCATGAAATGGATCGAAAAACGCTGGGCTTTGTGGCTCAGTCTGTGGCTGATCTATGCATCTCTTATGGGCTTTCAACTGAAAACGTTTATGGCCATAAAGAAGTTGGAACAACTCCCACAGCCTGTCCTGGATTCGATGTAGAAGTGTTACGAGATAGAGTAAAGGAAATCTTAAGCAAGTAGGAGATTCGCTATGATTTCAAAAGGCATAGACAAACTATTCGGGGATCAACGACTTTCATACCGACGAATCACAGCGTGGTTGGTTGGTTGTGCGGCTCTTCCCTTGGGTTTCATTGATGGTGAACAGTTCGTTTTATTGACGGTGACCTACATTGGGTCCGATTCTGCGGTCAAGGCTCTTGCGGCTTTCCGGGGTGGTAATGGGTAGGCTTGCCGACCTTGATTCTCTCATCATAGCCGCTGTTATGCTGTTGATAGTCGCTCTCGGAACCCTGAAGTCCATCAATGGTGCCTTTCGGAAAAAGCAAGCATCCAAAAAGCCTGAACCCCCCAAGCCGACTGGTGTTGTGAAAGCAGCCCATGCGGTAGTGGATGCGAAAGCAGAAGAAGAACAAGGCGAGATAAAGGATGCGTTGGAAAGCACCGATCCGGGTAAGGGATTGGCCAACCTGATCAACATGCGGAGGCGAAAGTGATGTGGGGTTTGCTTTGGATGGCACAATCGTTTGCGAACGACTTGCCATTGCGACCAGAACCCCCTATGCCTGTGCCTGGGGAGTGCTCCGAGGCAATTTCACTGGCGCCGGGTGTCAGTGTCGATTGCAAATCGGTAGCACTTCCCCTTTCCACCGTTGCAGATTTACTAGCGACAGAGAAATATGCTGATCACTTATTTTCCACGAGCAAACTACTTCTTGCGGAACAACATTACGAACTTCAGCTTGCTCAATACAGGATTGAGTTCTTGGAGACGGAGTTGACGGTTGCTCGTCAGCCTATACCAGTGCTTCAGCGCACCGAGATGCACTTAGCCATGGGGGTTATAGGTGGGATCGCAGTTACTGTTGGTGCGGGCTGGGCATTGTCTGAGGTATCGAAATGAAGTCACTTTCAGAAAAGATTCATCAAGTATTCACTGCCGTCCTGACCGCAACGGTCATTGGTGGGTTTACAATGGTGGTGGAGACACACACTCGTCTCGCTCTTTTGGAGAACAATGTATCGTCATTGGAAAAAGCTTTGGATGACTCGAATCAAATGGCAGTCCAAATCGTCCAAGAGATTAGTCGCATTCACCCCAGACAGTAAGGAACAACCATGACAAAATCATTTTGCATTGTACTCATTGCGTCCGCTTTGGCAGACGACGCCCAAGTTCCTGAAGACGTGGTGGAGTCGTTGCCCGTGGCGCATGCCACCCAGGTTGACACAGCGGTAGTTGAAGCAGAGTTGTTGGCAAATCAGATGTCGGACATTCTGGCGAGATTGAAAGAGATCCCTACCGATGGAGACACAACATCGGTTCCAATCCAAAAGGTCGTTGCATCATCAGATGATGAGGAGAAGAAGTAGATGGCGCTTTCATCAACCCCATCCATTACCTACATCACCAGTCGAATGGTGAAGGAAACCGATGTTAACAACACGCCCAACGGCAACATCACTGGGACCAACTCAAAACTATACTCGTTGGATTTGAACAACACGCATTCGCAAAAGGCTTATTTCAAGATCTACGATCTGGGCGCGGTGACATATGGAACCTCCACTCCCGATATCAGCATTCCTGTTCCGAATGGAACTCGGCAGACGGTAACAATTGCAGAAGGGGTTTCGTTTACAAACGCTGTGTCGTGGGCAGCGAGTCAGGGACCAGCCACTCTTGCTGGTTCAGCCCTTACGGGTGGTGCCCTTGTCGCTATTGCAACACTAATCGATTAGGATACTCCCATGGCCACATCAACCTTTGGAATACCAGCGGCGTTTGGAGCAACCCAAACAACAGAGACGGATGCGGCGGCAGTAGCAATTGCCGTTAAGGCAAGTTCTGGCACGCTCTACACGGTAGAGATTGATAACACCGCAAACTCCATCAATAGTTTTGTGAAGATCTACGACATTGCAAGTGGCGGCACGACGGTTGGAACCAACAGTCCAGATGTTGTTCTGAAGGCCCCGGCATCAACGAAGCTGACCTACCACTTCAGCCAGGGCATTGCTTTCGGTACTGCAATTACCTTGGCCTGCCTCAACACTGCTGGCACTGCTGGCACCAATGGCCCAGCGTCAGACGTTGCTGTTAAGTTAGTCTATGATTGATCAATAGTTTCTTTCCGGTTGGTTGGAAAGATGCCCCCCTACCAAAGCACTCAGGTAGGAGGGGCTTTTTATTGGTGGATGCCGAAGTCGTACCCTGGTGCTCTCCACCAAAGTATTTCCTCACCATCCAAGAACACGACAGCACAGACCTTTCCACTGGGTTCAACTAGTACCCTTGTGTCTTTGTCTGTTTTGGTCATACACACACTGTGCAGAATGTTCTCTCTTGAGAAGAGAAGCATTCGCACTGGTGCAAGCGTGTCATTAGAATCCATACTGATTGTTTGACACATTCCCTTGTTGTCCTTGTGTTGGCTGTTGCTGTTGCTGTTGCTGCTGCGGGGGTTGCTGCTGCTGTCCGCCATGGCTTGCAGGTGGTCTGTAGCCGCCTCCATCACTGGGTGGAGGGTATGCCCCACTGTGAGCACCCTGGTCGGGGTTACCGAGGTTCTGAGGCTCGCCAGTACCCTTCACGTTGCGGGACACAATGTTGGTTGTCCAGACTTTTTGGCCATTCTTCTCGTAAGATGAACGGTTTAGTGCGCCTTCAACGTGTACCCACTCACCTTCTGACAATGGTGGTAGGTACTGGGCCGACTTACCAAAGACGATAACGTCATGGTACACATCGAATGTACGACCATTGTTCGTGGTCCATGTCTTGACCCTGAACTTGGTATTGTTATCGTTTTTGTAGACTTCACCGGCAACGATACCGACGATTGTTACATGATTGATTGAGATCACTTCTCTTCCTTTGGTGCATATACACGCACCTTTGTTGTTGATTGGAGCCATTTTGCTTGTTCTGCCACTTCGATTGCTCCGGGATAGCAGTGGCGGTAGTAACTACAATAGTCACATGGGAACTTGAGTTTGCCTTCGTATTTGCCTTTTGACACTGGCTTGTATGGACGCTTGAAATCCTCCACAGAAGAAGACATGGTGATCGCTTTGAACCGATCCATCAGATATTCCTGATGCTCTTTGTCCACTGGGATCCACTGTCCTACGATGGGGAACAGTCGCCACCATTGTTCAGTCTCTTCACTCATTACTGCGTCCATTGCACTAACTGTTTTTCCAAACGCCATGACGTATGCCCATTTGAATGGACGCCCCGTCATCTGCTCTTTGGCCAACATGTATGCTTGGATTTGTGAGTAATAAGAATCGTCTGAATCCAAACCATTGGTTCGGAACTTCTTGAACCCGTAGTCACTCATGGACTTCAACTCGAACAGAGCATCAATGTCAGCACCAGCCTCATCAATACGCATGGGAACTTTGAGGCATCCGTCTGGATGGCCTGGAACCCGTAGCGTTTTGAATGGCGAGAGTGGAACTTCCACATACACGTCTTCTTGTTCTTCACCAGCATGGAGCAACTCAATGCCTTCCTCCAATGCAAACGCTTCACGGGTGGCGGCAACCAGCATGTGTTCGCTGATGTCTCCTACTGTGAATGTCAGCATGGAAGCGGCATCTATACCGTGTCCGTTCTCCTCCCAGTGGTGGTAGCCATACGCCAATGCCCGCAAGCACTTGCCTGCTGCGCTGAGACGTAGACCACCAGAACCGGTACGCCGGTCTTTCAACTGGCGAAGGATAAGTTTTCCAATGGCTGCTGGGTCATGCTTTACCTTCAATGGGCCAGGGTTTTCAAGCCTTTCGCGCACCATGGCTGCAATATCTGGTAACCACATGCTGTCATGTACTTGTGTCCACTTCATGGCGTAGCCTCCTCGTTGTCGCAATACTCATCCAATGACAGAACGACTTGGGCAATGACTTCCAGGCGTGGTCCCTCTATGGACTCTGCTGCATTCACCATTGCCAAGCGGCCAAGGATGTGGATTAGTTCTTTGCTTTCTGCTGCTTTGATGATCTCTTCTGCCGATCTGCCAAAAGCCAGAACCGGAACATGTAGATCCCATCTCTCATGCTGACGATGTTGGTTGTGTACTGTGCAACGAATCTTTATTCCAGAGCCTTTGGACACCTCCGGTTTGCTTACGTTTTGCACAACACCAATCACGTTCACTGTGCATGGGTATCGGTGGGTAACGGTGACTCCCATCACTCACCCCCCAACAGCCATTCAACATAGATGCCTACCATGTCGTTGATTACGCCACGTTCAGACCAGTCAGCCAATCGTTGGGAAGAGACTTTAAGCATGTCATCCGACGCCTTGGTTGGGTGGTCGATTGCGCTTTGCTCAATGGGTTGGCCCTTCATCCACTTGGCAGACGCTGCACTGAACGCTGCCTTAAACTCCGGTACTTCCATTCCCTCTCTTCGTATGATGCAGTGAAGACGCTGAAGCCTACGAGCCTTTGGGTCTTCAATGTGCCGTACCAATTCATCATAGGAATACAGGTGGAACTGTATGTCTCTGAGGGATGGCGCAACACCATACTGCCCTTTGTTTTTGACAATGCGACATTTGGGAGCATCAGCCGGGTACGTGGTTGACATTTGAACCTTCGTATCTCCAATGTAGTACAGGTGTCGGGCTATTCCCCATGGAACGCCTGCACGTTTGAACGCGCCAGATATTCCACCCTTGTCTGCATCGGACTCTGCATTCTGCCCGTACATAGAAGGGTTGCCCGCCCCATCTTCCTTCTCAACCCATTCCTTGTTGATACGAATGCTTATGCCACAAATGAGACGCCCACTTGGTTGTTCCCTATACCTACACTTCCAGTTCTCTAAACCAACCACGTCGTCCAACCGTTGTTGAACGGCGCGTGCGTCAACGTAGCAAAAGAGCTTGCCACCTGTATACTTCCATAGAACGTACTCATCCACGAATGGACGGGTCAGTTCTCGTTGAATGGACTCCCAGTTTCGTCCATCAATAGGTTTTGTTTTCGCTTCCATTACTCTTCTCCTTGTGTTTCGTGGGCTTTCATCCAATGAATGATTCTGGGAACATCCCCAGAGAAGACTTCCCAAGGCATGCCCACAACTGCCAAGAGCCGTCTGGTTACAATCGCTCCTGGGCTACGTCCATCCTGCCAACAGAGGTATAGATACCTGTTGCTGACATTGGCAGCACGGCACCACTCTGATAAGTTAATGCCATAGCCCATTTGAATTAGATTCAATCGTTGTCTGTATTCGGCCCCAGTGAGCCGTATCGTTCTTCTTTTCCCCACAGAACCTCCCGTGGTCTTATCACTTTAATAGCGGCTGGTTAAGGAGTCAAATGAATTCGTTCAAGAGTCCACCCGTCCGCTCTCTGATAATCGGCAGAAACCGAGGACTAAGCAGCAGAGACAGCCGTTGTGGCCGGAACAATTCAACCCGTATTTGGAACCGCATTTTGCGACGAAGGCTCACCGACTTCCCCCGGTACATCCGACTCCGCTACACGACCACAGATCTATTCGGGCACGCACGAGGAACCTACGCCAAGCACCTTGAGTGGGGCATTCGTCTCTACAAAAAGGTTTGCAAGATGCGAGGCACAAAGCCTGACATCAGTGAGTTCACCCAGGTTCATCGTGAATGGTTGTTCCGCAAACAGATAGAGAACGCCAAGACCGTTACCCTATACACAGATGTTCAACCCATTACAGCAGATGACTTGGTTGGCTTTGAACCATTCAAGCCCGACCATAGGCTCTTGATTTGACGACATCTCCCCAGTCTGGAACATTGAACCCTTCATCTTGCGAGCCAAACAATCGTTGGGTTTCGAGTTGAACCCACATCCCGATATCTCTGGGCGCACGCTCGCGTGATTTAAGGCAAATCAATTCCAATGGTTGGTACATCTGAGACAAACGTGTCTGGTCATACTCCCCACCTGATGGTTTCTCTGGTGGGTGGTAGTGGAACTGGCGATAGATGCCGAAGTACAAAGCAGCATGTAGGTACACACCCTCACTTCCACGAGACATGCGGGGTGCTGGTATGCCCTTCCGTTTGCCTACCCTGTTCTCATCTACCTGTTGGTTGAACTGAAGCAAGGATACAATCGCTATCCCTTCCTGCTTCGCTATCTCTCTCAGTGTGTTTCCGATGTCATCCAGTCCAACAGACTGGTTCTCCTCTTTGCGCGCACGCGGACGGATCAACTGGTAGTAGTCGATCCAAATCACCTGGCAGCCGTACTGCCGTGCCATCCGTCTGATGCTGGATTCCACTGCGGTGAGTGAACTTGCTTCGTCGTCCACGTATAGGTCGTAGGCTTCCAGGGTGGTGGCAGCATCGGCAAACGCTTGCTCTGTCTTCTCATCCCGTTCATGGATTCTCGCCACTGACAGTCCGGTCAAAGCAGAAGCCATGCGGTCTACCAGTTTTCCAGTGGGCATTTCGATGGAGATGATTCCTTGTGGCACACCCAGTTCAGCAGCGCGCATCATCATACTGACAGCCACGAGCGTCTTTCCTTGTGCTGGTCGGCCCCCGATGAACGAGACGTAACCCCTAGGCCAACCACCGTAATGGTTGTCGAAGTCTTCAAACCCCGTTGGTACACACTCGGAACGGTCGCCAGCAACGATGGACTTCCACGCTATTCGGCGCTTCTTGGCGGCATCCAACAGGCTCTGCACTCCTGCGAGTCTAGCTGTGTCGCCTCGTACATCGAACACCTTCTTCTCTGCCAACGATAGCAGTTCTTCAGCGGGCTGTGTTCCGTGTGTCGCCTCGTCAATAATGCCCTTAGCAGCGGTGATCAACTGTCTGCGCTTGGCCTTTTCCTTAATGATTCCAGCGTAGTGTAATATGTTCTCAGTGCTTGGAATGTTGTCCGACAACGATGCGAGATAGGTGTACCCGCCATAGTCTTCGGGGCTACCTTGCGTCGAGATTTCTTCGATGACGGACACGAGTTCAATCGGTTTATCTGCCGACGCCATCGACAATATCAACCGAAACACCGAGGCGTTATGGTCGAAGTAAAAATCACTTGGTTGTATTAACTCAGCGGTTTCATATAGCTTTTTCGGCGTGAGTAATAACCCACCCAGCACGGCACGCTCCGCTTCTGGGCTATGGGGAAGTTGATTCATGGCACTCCTTTCTTGTTGTTGGTTGGTACTATATCTGTTAGCATGGAGTTAACCCGAGGTGCAAGATGAAAAATGGTGCAACGATGGCGTACCGTCGTTTTAAGCAGAAAATAAAAGAGTACAGATCCAGATCAGGTATGAGCCAATCAGAGTTAGCGATGGCTATTGGCGTGGCTCCACCTGTGATCAGTCAGTACGAAAAGGGGTCTAGGCGTCCGAGTAAGATCATCCTCGTTCAACTGCGCGAGTCTCTTGCTCTTGAGGACGACGAGTTCATTGAACTTGTCTATCTCGCCAGTGGTACTCCGTACTACGGCAAGGCAGTTTGATGTACGAGGGTCCAGCCCTACGCAGGGTGGAGAAGTGGAACCGTACAGCAACCCCTGGTGACATATACATAGGCAAGGCTGTGTCCGAAGGTAGGTTTGATCCTGACAAACCATGCTCATTCATTGGATACTTCATCTTCTCCCGTCGCAAGGGTCCGGTGCGTGGCACCATCTATAGCGCGGGTCGTGTACAGATTGGTATGTACTGGCATGTGTTGGGTGCAGTCCCACAGACAAGCTACCTATTCCTTATGCGGGATGGTGAGGTATGGTTGCATCCCAAGCGTGCATCCATTCGCATTCCTGGTTGTCATGAACTGAGTGATGACGGGCGAGCACAGTGGGCAGATGAGGTTGCGCGTGTCTTTATGGATACCATTACCATCTCCCCATCCGTTCAACTGGTTGAGTCAGGTGTCAGCCGCTACCACAAGATAGTCAGAGCATTGGTCAATGGGCGCATACTGGATTGTGCAGCATTGAATATCCATAAGACCATGGAAGACTATGCCCATGGTATCTGTCCCGAATGGGGGGAGAGACAACTCATCAACACAAGGCATCCAACAGTCACCCATGCCACCTTGGTTAGTTTGGTATTGGCATTGGAGGCAGACAAGGCAGCAGAACTAATAGAGTTGGCTGGCCTTATGGAGCATAAGGTTCCCATCATATCCAGGGAAGCATCGTTGGCTATCTACCAGCAGGGGTGCAGACTATTGGCAAGGCTACTGCCTGCCTGGTGGAACCGTGGGTATAGTCTTGAGTGGCGTGACCATCCCAGTATCGACCTGTTGTTCCGCCAACAGTACGCACGGATTTTAACTGAGGCGAACGAACGGACCATACCCATGGAAACAATCACCGGGTTTAACAAGTCATCGTTGCGTATCGGTTTTCCGATTGAGGGTAAGCCAATAAAGAAGCGTGCGAGCGGACTAAAAATGAACGTGTCGAACGTCGCGCTAACGGACGGAGCGGAGAACGGGACCGACTGAAAAGCCAGGTTCTACGCGCATAAAAAAGAAAGGAGAAATCGGGGCTTGACAGTAGTCTTAGCGTCGGGCTATCTTGTTGAGGTCGGGTGATTCTCGCGACCCGGCAACGAACAACCCTGCGAGAGAGGACACTGTTATGAAAAACGAAGACGTTGTACGTGCATGGATAGTGGGCAGAGTAGCCGCTACCAAAAGCCTTACTACCAATGGAAAGAAGTTGTGGTCATACCAACTCTGCATTGCAGATGGCGACACCATCTATGACTACACAGCATCGGGGGAGTTTCGCAGTGCGACAACATCAAAGCATGTTGGTCTTACTGCCCGACTGTCTGGTCTAACCCCAGTGCATCCCGACCAAGCAAAGGGAGGTGAGTGATGAGGGCTTTCAGGGTTTCAGTAAGCACGGTGCTTGTGGTCAAAGACGACGACAAACCCCATGACTGGAGTGACGATGTGGTGATTGACGAGGTGCGTCGAGCACCCCTTCATGAAATCGAAATCAAGATTGTTCCAATGGTTCCAAAACCAAAGGGAGGTGACCAATGACCATCTACATCTGCACCAACGAAGAACTGTTGCTGCGTCGGACAGACGAAGAACAGTGTGAAGCATTGAGACACGAGCGTATAGAGGTAGCGTTGCAGGAAGCCTACACCACCATAAACCAAGCGTGGTCATGTGAAACCATTGAGCAAGAAGTTGAGGAGTCATCGTCATTCAGTGACTGGTCTGATTGGGGCTATGGATGCCTTGCGCCGGGACACTACCAAACCACTGGCGGACTGATTGTCTACACCAAAGCCAACGAGCGTGGGGTTGCAGTTCGTGCAGCCCGCACCATTATGAAAGTCTTGAAGGAGGTGCATGATGGGTGACTACGTTGAACCGCAAACGATTGTATTGGTCGGGAATCTGACCGATGGGTTTAAAGCAGTCGGTCCCTTCGTGAACTGGGCAGCAGCCCAGGAGTGGGCAGAGAGCAGGCCCGATTACGACTGGGTTTTGATTGACCTTGAACCATCCGACGACGAGGTGGATGATGGGTGACATGGCAGACATGCTCATTGGTGAGATTGAAGACGCCATGTATGGGAAGTACCGCGAAGACTTGGAAAGTATCCAGGCTTCCGGTCCTGTCGAACCAACAACAGAAGAGAGGTGCATGATGGGTATAGGTAGCGACATCATAGACGACGGGATGGTCATGTATGGAAACAACATCCAAACATACGAAGAAGAAGCGCGAGCCAACCAGGAGAAAGAGGCAATGACTAAGGAGGTAGATAATAGCCACCTTCAAGGGAACCAGTGGCACAAGTTACCGCGACTCAGTGAAGAGAAGCGGCGTGAACTTCACGAAATCCTCGACACCGCATGCAAGCTAATGAAACTTGTTGATGAAGAGTTGAAGGGCACGATTGACGGAGCAATGACCATTGGTTTGGAGACTACGGCTGGTGATTTCCTGTGGCGTTCCATTGCTCTCTATGATGCAAGGGATGCCCTTGTTTCTGAGCGGCCACTCAGTGGGCGTGAGCGCAGGAAGCGAGGGAAGATTGAGTACAAGCGCAAGAAGCGAGAGAAGGCTGAGGTCACACGTAAGTGGTTGAATGAAGGAGGTGAGTAATGGTTAAGGGTTACATGAATGTGTCCCCGCAGTATGACAGCAACCAAACGTATGTCACGGTGCTGGAGT